TTATCTTAATGGCTCTCCCAAAGCTATATGCCAATGTAGATGCTTCGAATCCTGATATTCTCCCAAGTTTGTAAGTACTCTACAAGAACCGTTTTCTTTTGTTACCATAGCTGCAACCTTTTTTATCACACCAAGCAACTCAAGTAGTAGCTGTTTATCCCCTTCTTCCAAAGTTATTAAAGAAGAAATATGCTTTTTTGGAATTGCAACTATATGGACTGGCCAAAAAGGTCTTGTATGATGATACGCTAAGACATTCTCGGTTTCAAAGACTTTATTTACTTTTGTTTTTCCACTTAATACTTCATCGCAATAAAAATCTTCAGTCATTATTAATCCTCCCAACAGCGTTTAGCTTCGATCCTCATAGTCAATATATAAATTAATCCAATGCTCTTCTCGAGGATTTGGCTCTTTGTTAGTTATGTACCAGCCGTTAAAGTGGGCAATCAAATGAATCATTATTTTTCTGCTTGTCCTTTAGAATCCATACCTAATTGGGTAAAGCCACTTTTAGTGCTTAACGGATCTCCATCTCGGGGGTATCAAATTGTATAAGAGCTATATAGTATTTCCTAAGTCTGTACCAAAAGGTTATAGAGCCACCAAAGTGATCTCGATAGTGACTAACTTAAATTTTTGGTTTATAACTCTTTGATTTTAAATAGTCGGCAATTTCTTCAGCGCCAAATTCTTGACCTATTTGTCCTCTTTCTTTAAGCACCCTCTAAACCTCACAATAAAATGATTATTTTATTACTATTATACTACAATTTTCCATGGTCATACTAAACAAAAAGCAGTCTATTCAGATCTGTTCCTTAGCGTTTTCTTCTTTTAAATTTTTGTTTAGTTTGAAACCAATTAAGACATTGACAATAGCTGCTGGAAGATATAAAATTCCTGCACCCATTATTCCTAACGCGGTACTAGAACTCACTATAAATGCCTGCATTTCTGTGTTTCTTGACTTCAAGCTAAGTAATACGAGGAGACCAGCTAAAACACCCATAAGCCGTGCAATACCTGAAATAAAGAAATCTGTTAGGACTCCAAATAATAGCCCTATAAGCGATAGCACAATCCCGAAAAAGCTGGACAATAAAACTAAATTTTTAATGGCATTTCACCCCTTTTTAAAGCCGCTTCCATTCAACATACCCAAACCGCTTTTGATACCGGTCTTCCAGTATAGCAGCCCATTCAATCCATCCTTCCGCAATAAGACTTTTTTCTTCGTTCTCAATCCACTCTATCCAATACACCTAAACCCCCTAACGCTTTACGACTTGAATTTCCCTTACCTCACATTGCACATTACACTTTGATTTAAGCTCATTTGCTACCTCAATGATTTCATACATTGTTTGCAATTTAGATGTTCCGTGGCGGTAGCTAGATGTCAAATAACCTTCCTCATCTAACTTTGATTTGAAGTATTCCTTGTTTTCAAACTGCAGTACATAAAAATAATCAAGCAAAGGTATAAATCAACCTCTTTTAAATAATTTTGTAATCCTCATTGCTAATGGCAGCAAACCAATTATCATGAAAAAGGCAATTGCATTAAGCTTATTTTTGAAAAACAGGCTGGCCAAATTCCTTTCCATGCCCGCCGCTGTTTCTTTATCCATGAGTTCTTTAAACTCTTCATCATAGACCTGATCAACAAAAATAAACTTAATGCCAGTCAACAATCCAACTCCAAGCCAGATAATTAAAAAATAAGCTAATCCAATCATTGTTTTCTTCCCTATATCGAACGAAATTTGGTATTCTTGAGTATGTTGAATAAGTTATGTAGGTGATCTTGGGGAAGAGAAATACAAACGGGTATGATACTTCAATCGTTTATGATTACAAAGAATATTCTGATGTAAAATACGGCCGCTGCGCCAATTGTGATTACACTTTGTTCAAAAGCTCTGCGAAGAGTGGAATATTCTTGCGTGAATGTCGGCGATGCGGTATGAAAAAGAGCATTTAGATTAATGCTCTTTTTGTTTAAAACATTTCTTTTATTATTTGCTTCGATCAGGCAATCCACTAAACTCGTTAAATGATTTAACTTGTTTAATTCTTCTCCCTCTTCAGGTCGCCATCTGTAAAAAGCCAAGAGTTTTCACAGATCGTATATTCACTTGCTTTTTCAGCGATTTTCATGTATGTCTCTTCTGCCATATGTACCATGTAAATTTCCTCGTTTTTAATGTGACAGAACCTAATTGGATCTTACAAAGTCAGTCACTCCTCATTGTTTTATCCAATAAGCTGCTGGAACGTTCAATACTTGATATTGTTCATCTAAATAAGCATGTTTTCTTTTCCAACTACTTTTCTTCCACGCTTCTTGATTTGAATATGATGGATCTTTCGGTTTTGGATAGTCTCCATTTATCCATCCGTCTTCAATATGATTTAATTTCGCTTCGCTGCCTTCATCATTGTATTTATACCAGACAGTTATCATTTTGACCGCCATATAGTTCACTCACCCGCTCCCCTCAAAATTGTGGTTTCATAGTCTATTTGTCTGTCTTAATGACTATTTGACACTCAATTTTATAATTTGTTTCACCTGTTTCAATCTTTGTATCATCGCGGTTAACTTTATATTTCCCTCCATACAAACTTGCTGAGATTGGGTGCCTTATACCACTCTTTAACTGATCGTAAATGTATTTCTTGCCTTCTTGAAAATTCTTTCGAGGAAAATGTCCTACTTTGAAATCATTTACATAGACAGCTATAGCTTCCGGATCGTACTCGTTATTCTCTTCTAACCGCAATTCACAATTAGAGAAAAGGGCATTATGATAAACAAATATTGGCTCATCAAAAGTAGATTCTAAAATCTCTTTATTTGTCATACCATCATATTTTTCATCGAAGAAAAAGCTATTTTCATCCTCAGTATTGATGGCTTTCTTAATATCTTTTTGATAGTGTGATGTTCCTGCAACTTTAAAGTCTATATACTCAAAAAATGCAGACTTTTCTTCATATTTCCTTGAGAAGGCTGTTTCTTGAATCAAGATTGGGAAATTTTCTTTTTTAGATGTCACCTCTGTTTCGTTATTAACCTCAGAAGTATTAATATTATTATTTCTACTCTCATTCTGTTCATTTTTAACTTTGTTCTTGAAAAAGTTGAGTATGCCCAAATGTACCCCTCCAATTAAAATAAAAGAATGAATTTATTTTAAATTCCTCTCACAAAACTTGAATTTTCGCATATGAAGCACCAGACTTTCTTATTTACTAACTCACAATTCAACTATTTAAGGAATATAAATTCTTTCTTTCCCCACTGCTCTTTTAACCTGTTCTTTTAATACAAATAATTTCGATAATTCTAAACAATATACTTGATCATCCATAATAATATAAGCCTCCGACAACCATTCAGGCACATATCCTAAATGTTGTTTGCCCAAAACTAATCTTTTTAAAGCTAAATTAATTCTCATCTAAACCCAATAGAGATTGGAATAAGTTCCAAGGTATTTTTTGAAACTATATTTTTTACCCGCATGTTCAATAACTTCAGTCATATTGGTTTACATAACAATCTTCTTTTCCAGTGTGAGGAGTGTTTCTCACCCATATGGTTTTGTTCTTTACTTTCAAAAAATAGACGTTCTTTTTATGGTTCTTTCGCATAACCAGTGCACCTTTTTTCAATAGTTGCTTATCATACTTCTCCAGAAAAACAAAGCATCCTTTCCACTTTTGATCATTAATTTTAGGTCATATAACATTATGCTCTTTTATAATTTCATTTTTCATTCCCAAATCAGTTACTTCAAAATTTATAAACGGGAGTGAGTGACAAAAGGTGTTGAGTTATACGGAGTTGTTTTAAAACCATTATTATGAAACCTAATTAGCTTTACATATCCTCTATTAATCTCCATGTACTCCTCTAATTCAACAAAAGTACGATTTTATGCAGACCTAGAAAACTTGTAATTACTTTCTATCCTTCTAACTTTAGTATACCATTTTCATCCTGAGCGATCGATATGATTATGACTTTTTTCGAATATCTGCACTTCCTGCAGCTCGATGTTAGCTCTCTTGGATACCGCTCCATTTCGTCATTATATAGCTTTTTGACAGTCGGATACTCGTGATCAATATCCCTGGAAAGTTTCCGGATACTGATCTTTCTTTGGTCTAATATGGGCTTTAAATTAGATTTAATCATTGTTATCACCTCAATTTTGATCACTTAAAATGATCATTGAATTTGTAGTAATGACCAAGGCTTTAAATCTGCTTTGACTCTAAAGAAGCTTAATATGGATAATCCGGGCTCTTCATGGTCAATCCCATATTTGCCTTTGATTTTCTCGTTCCCACAACCAGGATTCTTTTCGACTCATAACGAGCTCTCACTAGCTGCGCTCAATGTTTTTGGTAATAATAGGATTTTACCCAATGATAATTTCTTCCCTTATTTTCACACCATTCAATAAATCCCTTTGATTGTTTTTCTGTAAACAACACCCAGTCATTTAACAGATCTTGATAATAGTTAAGTGCTTCGTTATTGTTATTTCTTGTTTGTTGACATTCTACCTTGTTGTTTAACTGTATTGACTTAATAATAAGTGCTGTATCTTCTTTAATATCGCCAAGGTACAAATCTTCGGATATATGATGAAATGAATACCAAAGTGCGTTCAAATTTATATCGATTAGCGTTAATAAGGATAATTGTTCATTGCTGCCACCAAGTCTAAGCGCATTGTGTAAGTAATCGACACGTTTTTCAGTATTTAAAAACACGCCATACCACCTATATGGCCTTGGATCTTCCGGATTACTCTTCATCCATCCCTCAAGTAAAGGCTTTAAAAGTTCCTCTTCCAAAGGATGAACGAGTACATGGTGAATATCATCTGATGTTTCAAATAAATCAAATAGCCAACATGCAAACTTCTGTTGGGCATTATTATCCCATATCTTTGCTTCATCAATAAAAGAAGATAATGCTTTAAAGGATTCCTTACGTAACCCTTTTTCTTTGAGGGAGCAGAACTTTTGAAATAATGGATATTCATCCAATCTGTCACTTTTCAAGATATTAGTTAAGATATTTACCATTGCTCACATCTCTCTTCGTTTAGAATCAAGTCCATGTTATATTTAGCCTTTGTACCTTGCTATATCACTAAGAATAACTTGATTTCCATTTTACTTTTTCTACACCTGGATGCATTTCAAAATGATTTTAATTGAACTTGAAAGTGATATGTACAATAAACTGAGTTGCTATCTTCAACTATAAAGTATGTATCTTGGATTAAGAAATTTGTAAAGCCAACTGTTTTGAGTATCGCTTTACTCCTCATGAGCATATCCATCTGGATATCATTATCAGTTAGAAGGTCCAAATTAATAGTAAACGCTGTATGTAATTCAAAGAAAGAATTATCAAATTTAAAGTTTAAGATTTTCAGACACCCCCCCCCACCTTACCGTTTCCTTTATTATACAGCGTGATCTTATCTAATTAAAACTGCTGTTTTATACAGAAAATAATGTCCTTTGTTCCTTTCCCTCTCCCGTCCATTGCAGATGCTAGCCACTTCATAGTTTCTTTAATATAGTTTTAATAATAAAAGCTTCATGAAAAAAGGTGATTTTTTGCCCGCTTGAACGCCCCCTCAACATTTTTAAAAATTCCATGGGCGTTTCAGTACATTCTCCTTTCCAAGTTTTTGTTTCATTGCCTAACCATTCTCCCGGGTAACGTCTTTTTCAGATGACACTTTAATCTCTCCATTCTGTGTGAAATTGTTGTTTACTTAATTAGATGCCATAACAAAAAAAGCTTCCTAACTTCAGATGCTGGTACGCTTTCTTTCTTAATATATGAACATAAAACGACTACGTGCATTCTCTTGTAAATTCAACCTTTCTATATTTAGAAATTTTAATATTCGAAATTTATCCTTTCCCTCTTTACTTATATATGGAAAAAAGTATTATTTACCTAAATGAAAAATAGTTAAAAACGTAGCAGAAAGAGGTTATTAAATGAAAAAGTTATTTGTTACTTTTCTTGTGCTAATCTCCTTAAAAAGATTGCACTAGTAAGTATTCTCTAGCTACCTTGTCAAATGATGACTGCAAAACAAGCTGGGGACTATGTATTGTGTTCCCAAGTAAAGAAGTTAAACTTTATTCTCCAAAGAGTCCTATAAAGGTAGCTGTATTAGATAGTGGGATTAATAGCTCTCTGTCTATTTTTGAAAATAGTTCAATAACCTCATATGATGCTATAAAAAACAATTCCACTACAAAAGATTCTTTAGGCCATGATACAGCCATAGCGGGTGTTATTATGGCTCCTTTAAATAAACAAACAGTGCAAGGAATATCTCCTCAAGTGAAATTATTCGATGTTAAGGTTCTTAATGATAAAGGAGGTGGTGAAGTCCACTCTATGAAACAAGTAAAGTCTGAATCTGAAGAATATGTATTTTTTGAGCCTATTTTATGTAAGGTTAAGCATAAATTTAAGACTAAGCACGGTAAACTCCGCATACCTTCCTTCGAATCCTGGAGAGTGTAATCTCTCCGTTACATAACTCCTTAGAGCCTAGCTTTTAAAATCCGAGTAAAAATTTAGTACATGGATCAATTAGTTGCTATCGAATAAGAACTTTAGTGAATTAATTGCTCATGTCTTTTATAAATTTGAATTGTCCTTTTTTATCTAATTCTAAAAACAAATCAATCCGATTTTGTGAACTACTTCTTCCTCTAACTTCACTCATTCTTCACTCATTTTTGCTTGAAACATTTCTTCTGCAGATACTTCATGAGCTTTAGCGATCCAATAAATATCTTTTAACAGTTTTTGTGCATTATTATATGACCAGATTGTGTATGGAAACCGAGTTTGAATTACAGCAGTTTCATCATCTGGAGTTGCTACCGTATATGGTAATGACCTGTCAAAGATCTCAGTGTCATAGTCATACCACAACCAGAGCATGTCAGCAGTATTATGTATGTAATATCCTAAGTACTCTCGTTGAAAGTTCATCTGTTCACTCACTGCTTTTAAATAGAATAACTATTTTATAATCTCTTCTTAATACCCTCCACTTAAAATACAGTATAATTGTAACTTGGATACACTAATCTATTTACATATAATTACAGTGTATTTCATTAAAAAATCAGGAGATGATTTTATTGAAAATTAAAAAGGTTATTACAAGTTCCCTCTTATTAACGTCTTTATTTATTTCCGCTGCTACCGCTTATGCTACACCTGCTACCTCTGTTAAAAGTCAAGATGCTATCCGAATCCAAGGAGATCAAATGGAAATGACTGTCGTGAGATACTACACCCAAGAAGAATCCCGTAGTATCCCTTATACGATTCAATATGCAGAGAATGGTTGGTACGGAACCTTGACTGCAACTAATTGGAAACAGCAATCTGATCTTAGAGTTAGAGTTGAATATACAGGGACTGTTTACTTAGGACAATAATAAATGAGGGGCGACTAGTCCCTTATCTTATTTTTAGTTAAAAACTATCTTTTATTCAATCTCTATATTCAACCCAGTTGATCTAACTTTGATTTCCCTCATCTCTCCAATCTGTGGCATATATAAATGTTTCTTTTCATTAGAAACAATTTCACCCTTCCAACAACCGTTTTGCACAAAGGATTTTGTCCCGATTGGTAAAGTTTGAAGATCTGCGTTCTCTATGTATTCTCCCTCCTCTCTATAAATATCTCCTTGTTCAGAAATCCTCCTTTTCGAAACTTTAATGTCGATTTTGTAAAGTGAATTTTCATCCTCAATCATTAATTTATATAGCCAATCAGTTATTTTTGATTGCTCTTCACTACCGTTAACCATATCGAAAATCTTCCTGTACATGTCATTCCTCTTCTTTTGAAAAATACTTGTCTCACCTCTTTAATAGTTAAAGTTTCTTGATTTTGCACTTTTCCACTCATTAACTATCCACTTCATATGTATTCATTAATTTAATGATAAAACCACGATTTTAATTTAACTTTAATATGCACCATCTTGAGAAAATCCCCTTTAATTGGTAAACTCATACTTAACTTTTTATATACAAGTGGGTGTTGCCTTGAATAAAACAATCGGAATTGTTGGATTAATTATCAGCATACTAGTGCAAACTTTTTCGGCCGATGAATCGCTATCGCATAAGATTGCTACGGCTTTGTTATTGGTATCAATAATGATTTATAATTTTGAACATGCTAAGGATTATTCTAAAAAGTCACTTGTTATTTTAGGAGTTACCTTTATTCTTTTGATGCTAGGAGTTTATCAACTGCTCTCATTTACCAGCGATTACTTTGAAAAGCTTAATGTGAATTTTAGATATACCCTCTTATTTGAAATAGCATTAATTATTGCATTGGTAACGATTGCAGTAAATGTAATGAAGTACATTGCGAATCGGTTAAGGAAATCGACTAATGGTAAAGAGTTATAGCTCTTTGCCTTTTTTATGCTAAATGCTTCTTTCTATGCGGTCTTTTATGTATGAAATCAAATGCTAAATCAACTTTTCTCTGGTTCCCTTTCCTCTGTTACTCGCTGAGTAACAACAATAAGTTGACCGTTTTCTTGACGATCAATACTCTTAACTGAATATCCTTTAGAACCGTAATATTCTCCGATAATCTCATCAACGTGGTTACTAAGCAGATTCCTCTTTATCACCTGAAAAACCTCCACTTATTTTATTTTTATTCTTTATTTTTTTTATGATTTCATCCTATAATCCATCTCTCCATTTGCCCTCTCCTCTATCACGACATTAACCGACACACAATTTCCATATATATGGGAGTAATTTCGCTATTTCCCCAACAGATAAATCCATATAATGTAATTGTAAGAAAAAATTATAAGAATGGGGGATTTACATGAGTTACAAAAAAGTAATAACAGGTGTTGCATTATCTGTAGGTTTACTTGTTTCAGCATCTCCAGCGTTCGCTGCAAGTACTAGTCCCGATAAGGAAATAGTAAATGTTGCAAGTGATGATTTTAAAGCTCAAGCTATCAAATGGGATCTACCTAGTACTACTGGTATTTTTGCCAATACCTTTGAAAAAGACGGTATCCGCTGGTATTTAAAAGGTATTACAAAAGTCTCGGAAGGAAATTGGATTGGCCACTATGAAGGTGTACGAATATAAGATCAAAATGGGGGGGGCATCTAGCTCCCTTTTTAAATTCATAGTTTGCCAGCTCTATCTGGTTAAAGTAATCCTTTTAAACATAGTTCAAAAGCACATACCAATTTTGTATACATCCCCATTAATACATCTCCCTCTCTTTAAAACAGTCTTTTTATCAAGTGTAGTGCTACTCATAAACAACAAAGACATTATGATCATCAACAAACATTTCGCTGCCATCAGACAAGTGTATCCAAAAAGCCTCCTCTGGTTCATCTCTATAGTCATAAATTGCGACTACCTTTGTATTTGATTCTTCACTCACTGACTTTCTGACAGTTATTTTTATATTATCTTCAGGCAAAATAATTGATTTAATCATTCACTTCAATCCAATCAAGGTTTGTATTGCACCGTTGTGCTTCAAGTAACATCTAGTCACAAGATTGAACCTTATTCGTTAATACACTTGGTCCCAACTTTTCTGTTCTAGCATTAGAAAGACGCACTTGAACTTTAACATTCTTCATTTCGGCTGTAATTGAGTCAATCCTTCCAGCCCAACTAGGACTGTCTTCAGGTGTAGGATAAAGTTTAAATCGCCAACTAATCTCACCTGGTTTAGAAGCAAAACCTTCGTAGGTATCGTAATTTCCATATGAAGATGGTTCCGGAAGATGAACAGCAAGAATACTTATATTGGTTCTTGGAGCACTAGGCGGATTTAATTGCACCTTATAAATTAATGCCACGCCTTTTACATTTCTAAGGCTCTGATCAACAGGTTCCATTATTACACTACAAGGCATTGTACTTGCTTTTACTTGAATTGGATAGGCAACAGCAGCAGCCAATAAGGATATAACCAAAATAAATCGTCTCATGGAGAGTTCCTCATATTTTTTTGGTTAATTTCCCTTATTTCTGGATCGATTATTCATATGTATTTGATCTGGACTTCAATTTTATTTTGATTTAATTTCAACAGTTAAACTGTCTGGATAGTTTTTTAAATCAAGTGCGTTTACATGACAGTGACCTACATTTTCTTCTTTATCAACGTAATTATAGAAGAACTTTTCCCCATTATTGATGATGACTTCGCCATGATGTATGTACTCCATCTCTGATCCCTTGTACCAAGTTACCTTAACCTTTGTGCTAGGTTTGATTTTATTTAAATCAAATACTGTTATTTCTTTTAGCAAGTTCATTTTTTTAACCTCCTCTTCTCTTTTACTTTTAATCTAATTCCCTCATGTCCTCCTGCTGCTCAATATAACTTTTAAAGTCCTCCCATTCCCTATCAATTTTCTTTAATATTCCTAGCAATATAGGTTTCTGTAATGTCTGGATCAACCAACTTTTGAAGAGAAAGTTGGTACATAAATTCAATCTTTGATACTGTTTCTAGAAATGACTGGGCATAACTTTTTGCTCTATTTAAGCGATATTGACTCATTCCATGTTTTGATTCCTTTATTATTCTCACTCCCTTTTAATCACATTAAAATGCAGCTTTTATTTAGACTTCATCAGCTTGTCTAATAGTGTCTAACAACTCTTTCTTCTTGAAATATGTCTTTTCCAAACGATCCACTTCCTTTTGCAATTCAGTAGCAGCAGCATTCTTCAGAATCCATTCTCCTACTCCACAGACTTCCTTTTGTTCTTTCTCAAACGTTTTTATATGTTGATCTTCGAACCTAACCCTTACTCTTGTTCCGTTTTCAAATTCATTATTAAAAGCAGCTGCTTTCTTTTATTCTTCAAGCTGCTTAATCCTTTTGTTGTTGTTAAATGAGTTACTTACAATATTTCCTGATTCACGAGTAGTACTTATAATTAATAATGGAAAGCTTATATCACCTTTAGGTCTTAAAGGTACGTTGAGGTTTTGACTCGGTTAGTAACTTTTGGAGAGGAGTTGCTGACCATCTTTTTCATTAAATTAATTGCATACAGAAATTTAATAATGGAGGAATTTAGATTGCTGCTTAATGACAGAGAACGTTTTTTGCTTGAGTATCTTCTTGTTTCTAATCGGATCAAATCGTCGTTTGATACCTTCTAATATACTCACTATCTCTGTCTTTTCTTCTTCAAGAAAAGCTCCAAGAAAAGCTCCTTTTGAAAATTCTGGTTTAAAGGATCTAGGACTATCTATGAGCTCACCATTTGATACAAATATACTCAGTCTTATGTCCTTCGATGTCTTACGGAAGAACTGTTTGATAAGGCTAGAGCTCTACATAGAAATATCGGTGAGCGTGTTTACTTTTTAAAGTCTGACGTCTGCATTTTGTATCATGAGTGGATATCGTGACATCCATTTGCTGCGACTTCTTTTCAAATGAAATGACCACCGCAAAAGAACAGATTAGCAAGCGGTTGTACTATAATAAACACCTAATGGATACTTATTTTAAAGGAAAGATTGAAGAGCATAATGTCATTACGGATTGCGACATTGATAAGGTGTTACATAAGATGTACTTAAGATTTGGATTCAGAGAGTATAAACGAAACAATTATGAGCATGTCTTTGATCTTTTGGGTATCAGTGCCCCTGATTGAAAGCCATAATTGTAAATGAGCAGGTATTAGAACAACTTCATATCTTCCTTCTGCAGCTTATTTAAGTTCCTCACCGTCCATCTAAATGATTTATCTGTGACGAGTTTCTTCTATTATATGTACCCATCTAAAATAACCCTTTCATAAATTCAGCCTTTGCTTTAGGTTATTAAGTATTATGACTAAGACGTTATTGATATTCGCCAATTTGCATAAAAATAAGTCTTCGATTCATTTTTTGCTGTTACGGTAACGATTAATAATATTAAGCCTTATACACCCTCTTAATTATTCATTTTTTTAATTTTGCCCTTGATTTTCATTCGAATTTGTGAGTCAGCCGAAAAAAACTCGAAATCCAATATTTGTTACTAAAAAGCAGTATAAGACTTATTATATAGGGATTTAACTACCAAAACGTGGGGGTCTATTAACATCCAAATACTCAAAAGTACCCATGCACTTCCATTTCCACACCCTTTCCAAATTTTCATTTTCCTAATTTTACATTAGATCGTCTTTTTTCACATCATAATCGTTATCGTAAAAGCCTATAGTATCAACGTTTTTCCTTCTAAAAATTTTCCTTTTTTATCAATATCTCCTTAAAACAACCACTTTCCCCTACTCCCGCTTATGTTTTACGATCGTTTACCCCCTATTCACTAATTAAAGTATCAAAAATCCTTATGTTTACTGTCTTTTTTAGCTCATTATAAATTTTTACGATAAGCATGTTATTCGTGTACGATATACGACTTGACTGTAATTGGTGACGATTTAACAGAGATATTTAATGCACTTCTAACTTTTTTAACTGCAATGGGAATCATTGTTGACCCAACAACTCAAGGTATTTCTGATAGTGAACAAGCAATGGATTATGATAAACCCCCTCCCCTTCTCTTAATTGAGGAGGGTATTTTTTTCGTAATGAAAAAATTGCAGAAAACTTTACATCCTTTTACAATTTTTTCAATGACTATGTTATGATTGTTTTCGAGAGATTTTTGAAATTTTCAGAAAGAGGGGTTTGGATGAGTAAGATCGCTTCAGAAGTTGTCGCTACTACACTGAATGACTGGTACATTGCTATAAAAAAGCAAAAGGTTGATGAGTCAATAAAATATTATTCAGAGATAAAGAAACTTTTTGATGAAATGGAAGAAGATCAAGAAGTTCTTGCGTATTATAGTTTATTAGAAGAAAGACATAAAATGTTGCTACATTCCTCACGAGGAGAACCTTTGCAAAAGCACACCTATTTTACTGAAGACAATCAAAACTTCATTAAAAAAACAAATGATAAATTAGAATACAACTTTTATCTATTTGAAGCAATGTATGAGGCATACAACAAAAACTATGATCGAGCAATTAACTTATATGGATTAGCTGAGAAAAAGCTTGCAGAAATTCCAGACGAAATTGAAGCAGCTGAATTTTACTCTAAAGTCTCTTACTTATACACTCTTGTTAAACAAAGCATTGTGGCACAACATTATATAAAAAATGCAATTTCGATATATAAGCGACACCCTGATTACAAATGCAAACTTGCTACATCAACAATGATTGCAGCTGCGAACTATGCTGATATGAAACGATTTGAGGAAGCAGAAAAATATTACTTAGAAGCAATTGATATTGCAAAAGAAACAAAAGATGAATTTTTGAAAGCTCAATTATTTCACAATCTTAGCATCGTTTATTCTGATTGGAATAAACCTGATAAATGCATCGAATCTCTTGAAAAAGCAATAGGAAATGAATCTTGGTTACATTCAATTTATTATATAAATTCTTTATTCATGATAATTAAAGAACTCTTTAAAATTGACGAAAAAATGAAAGCCATTAATTTTTACAATAAAGCACAGGAAAGACTCATATTAATGGAGAATAAAGTATACGAAGCCAAAATTAGCATCTTATACAACCTTTATTGTGGTGAATTAAAAAATAATTTCAATAATTGTATTAGTAATATTGAGTTTTTAAAGCAACAAAATGAACTTGAAAGTGTAGATGAATTGTCCTACATAGCTGCAAAAAGGTTTGAATCAATAGGTGCTTTTGAAGAAGCAACGAGCTTTTTCAATGCGAAAATTTGGGCTGAACAGAAAATGAATCAGGTGGAGGGAATCTTATGAAAAAACTTGTGCTTTGCGTATCTATTTTAGCTGTGATTTTAAGTGGAGTAGCTTTAACGCAATTGAGTACAGATTCACCATCTAACATCCAGGTAGCTGAAAGGCCTGTCGGAGGTTAAAAAAGGTTGATTAATTAATTTAGCCCTACTCATACACTTGAGTGGGCTTTTATTTTATGATTTATGTCCACCAGTCAACCCAGCTCTGTGAAGCGCTGTACCTGCAAACGTAACTGAGATACTTCTCACTGTTTTGCCCGAGTAAAACTTATTAAAGAACATCAAGCAACACTTATAAATATCCATCGTGATATTTGTGGGAAAATCAATTGTTTTGGATCGATGAAATCCACCACCAAGCTCATCTTTACTGTAACCAATTCCAAGGCTGATCGTTCGACCAACTTTATTATGTGTACATGCCCTTCTTGCGACTTCCTCACAAATTTCCAAAAGAACAGCCTTAATCTCTTCTCTCCTTGTATAATCCCTCAGTAAAATCTGACTCTTATCAAAACTAATCTGACCTTGCATCAACTGAGCACCTATTTCTGATAAATCAATTCCATGCGCATGATAGTACAACTGGTTTCCCATTATTCCGAACTTCTTTTCAAGCAGCTCTAAAGGAAATTTAGCTAACTGGCCTACAGTTGATATTCCCATCCGATTCAGGTTTCTTTCCATCCTCCCTCCTATTCCCCATATTTTAGACAGTGAACCTTCCAGAGTTTATTTGGCACATCTTCATATCTCCAACGTGCAATACCACTCTTTGTTTTCTTACTCTCCAGGTCAAGCGCAAGCTTACTAAGCAACATATTGTCACCAATTCCAACTGTGCACATCAAACCAAATTCTCTCCACATGCTGCTTTGGATTGCTTTGGCCATTTCTTCAGGATTCTCTTTTCCTGCATCTAAAAAAGATTTTGGAATCAAAACAGGATCGAGACTATTTGAGATATCTGAAGATCCAAGAATATACATTGTAAATCCACAAATGAAGCTTTTCATCAGAGTTTCAACTGAGATTACAAAGCTGTTTTACAGATTTGTTCCTGAAAAATGTGTCCACACGTATTCAATTGATTAATCTTTTTTAGATGCAGGAAAAGAGAATCCTGAAGAAATGGCCAAAGCAATCCAAAGCAGCATGTGGAGAGAATTTGGTTTGATGTGCACAGTTGGAATTGGTGACAATATGTTGCTTAGTAAGCTTGCGCTTGACCTGGAGAGTAAGAAAACAAAGAGTGGTATTGCACGTTGGAGATATGAAGATGTGCCAAWTGAAACTCTGATGAAAAGCTTCATTTGTGGATTTACAATGTATATTCTTGGATCTTCAGATATCTCAAATAGTCTCGATCCTGTTTTGATTCCAAAATCTTTTTTAAGTGCAGGAGATGCGGCTAATACTACACTTACCTGTCTCTCGATATTTCTTACAACAGCCGATACAGAAGTATAAAACACAAAGTATATTCTTACGTAGAAATTGTGAGTAATCAATCATTGTATGTAACTCCTTGTTATATATACTGTGTTGTTATGTTGATCTTTAACGTGAAGCTTGTGTTGTTCAAAATTAATGTAATGAACTCTTCCGGCGGCATTTTCAAACAAATCCATAGTTGTAAAGTTTGAATTTCAAAATTTAAGTGCTTCAGAAACGAGAACGTCCATCATCTCAATTTTTGATCCATCAATCAAATCTTGTTTAAGCTGTATTAAATGTTCTAGCATCATTGATGTCCATTGATTGTTCCTCGATCCCTAAACATATCGACTCACTCCTTGATTGATCTAATATCAACAGAACTAATGTTCCTTATTCAATGCAGATAAGAACAAACGTTCGATGTAAATGTTGGTAATAAAATATAAAGGTCAATAATGATATCCGTAGTATTAATAAAGGAGAGATTCTTTTCGACGAGGGAGAGTGTGATGGTGAATGAAGAAGAGGTTAATTGGATTTTTGGTCTTAGTTCCTGCTTTGATTATGTCGGGTATAACTTTAATCGAATCAAACAAAAAGACCCCTGTAGAAGTTTTAGAAAGTGCTTGGGATGAATTTGGGTTATTTAGTTTTGAAATTGGAATAACAGATCCGGCAATTACAATAGGCATGGATCAAACCAAAAATGAAGCAAAACTTCGTGAATATTTAAAAGATAATCTGTCTAGAGAAGCCAAGGAAAAATATAAGATTTATATATTCAAGGACGATATTGTTAAGCTTGAGAAAGAGCATCAAGAATATTTGCAAGAAAATAATCTCAATAAGTAAAACGCCCAGCACTTATTGAGCTGGGCACTGTTTCATATTTAAATTGAATTTTTATAAGCATTAATAGCTTCGTTTCGCAACAACATATTATTTTTGTTAACCATGCCTATGTTGTAAGCTTTTTTGATAATATCTAATACCTGTGAATCTAATGCAGAGAGATTACCTCCCGGATTAAATCTTGATTTCCAATAATCTAAAGACTTATTTAGGTCAAGTGAGCTTTTTTTGTTCTCGGGTTTAACTACTTCATTTTTCTCAAGTTTTTCACAGAATTCACTAAAACTAATTGATGAAAGAGTAGGATTATCCCCTCCATACCCTTCTGTAGCCAAACTGCAAAATGCTAAGAATTTCGGATCATAAATAAGATCGCTTGAGTTTACATTCATCACAGATAATCACAATCCTCTCAGAGCTTTTTATAATTGTATTACCTTTTCCATTTTTACACATGTTAAATATCGACAATCCCTCAAATCATTTAATAAGGTTATGTCAAATTTTAATGTTGATAAATACGCAAAAATAAAAGGAAACCATAGTTCCAAGTACCTTTTAGGCTTTCTAAACCAATTTTTACAGCGTTTAGTCTCTTTTTGACAACAGTTGTGTTTGAACCTTTTTCTGTCGTGCTTTTATAAGCATTTGAAAGTTTACTAAAAGTTGACTCTAAAGATTTAATGGACAAATCTTGAATTTCTTGGCTAACAATCTTCATTTACAATCCTCACTTTTCGTTTTAAAAACAACACCTACTCAATAGTTGAATTTAGGACTACGCCTTGAATTTTGCGATTCGCAAACTATCATATCAGCTACAGCTTTAAATGTTTTTCTTAGCTTCACCATTTGTGACCTTAGTCCCTTGTACTCTTTGGCTCTTTTATCCGCTTCAGAGAGCAATGAATCAGCTTCAAATACCTTCATTTCATTCTCCTTTCAAGCCTACTCTATGTAAATTTCACCACAATTATTTGCTTGAATAACAGAAAAAAGACAGCCAGAACTGACTGTCTTATACATCGTGCGATCGTGTTCTATAATAATTTTCTGCGGTATAGTAGCACCATTCCCAAAAAGTTGCCCCATTGGATTCTATATACCGATCTAGAAATATCTCGAAATTTAAATTTAATGGTGTATATTCCCCTATTTCTAATATAAAAAGATAGTTGGGATCCCCTTTATCCAATTTATCTTTGTCGATCATCAAATGGCACCCTTCTAATAAGTGACCAATTGGAATACCATTGATGCCTTCAAACAAATCCTCATATTTTAACTCCTCTTCAATCTCTTCAAGGCTAAATAAATAAAGTCCTCCACCTATATTCTCCCCATCAGCAAGTATCTGAAAGATTTTCGCACCATTATGCAGTGTAATAAACTTCTGATAATCCTGTGGAAGGGTAATCTGATGTTTAGCTTCAAAGCTTTGAATGTCGTTAAGGGTTGCTTTGTCCTGTGAAAATGTAACAAGGAACTCCATGATATCCCCTTCAGAACAAAACAATTGAATGGCTCCTTTTTCGTCTAAAAGACTTTTCAAGCCATTTACCGTCTTATGAACAAAGTTAGTCACATACATCACCCCTTTATTTCCTTTTAACAATAACCTTTCAAATTCCAAAAGATGTGAACAGATCGTGATAGGTGCTCTTTTCAGTGAATATAATGCAATAAATTCTAAAAAGAGGTGCTTCCAAAAATTGAATTCTCTAATGAATGATGACATGGTAAAGATCATTAGAAATGGCCTTAGCGCATCGCAGCATCCAAAGCACATTCTTGTTATAGGAGCTGGATTGTCCGGGCTTGTATCAGCATCTTTGTTGAAAAATGCCGGTCACAGAGTAACGATTCTCGAAGCGAGCGGCAGAGCGGGCGGCCGTGTCTGCACTTTGAGATCTCCCTTTAGTGATGATTTGTATTTCAACGCTGGCCCGATGCGCATACCGAATAACCATTCGTTAACCTTAGAATATATCAAAAAATTCAAATTGCCAACAAATGTATTTATCAACAGAACCCCGATGGACATCATTTATGCAAATGGAATCAAAACACGTCTCCAAGTTTTTGAACGAGCTCCTGGAATATTGAGATATCCAGTTGCACCAAATGAACAAGGGAAAACGTCTGAAGAGCTGATGCTTTCTTTACTGCAGCCTATTCTAAATTTTATCAATCAAAATCCAGCAAGAAATTGGCGGATTGTCGAAGAACAATACAAAAATCATTCGTTAAGCTCTTTTTTAAACACGTATTTTTCATATGGCGCGATCGATATGATCGGTGTACTTTTGGATATGGAAGCGTATATGGGGATGTCCCTTGTTGAAGTATTGCGGGAATCTATCTTTTTTTCATCCCCCGCTCACTTCTATGAGATAACTGGCGGTATGGATCTGCTGCCTCACGCGTTTCTTCCTCAATTAAAAACAAACATTCTATACCATCAAAAAATGATGAAAATGTCTCAGGGTGAAAATCGTGTTACGATCCATTGTCAGCATCAACAAACGGCAGAATTCACATCATTCACAGCTGATCTCGCTATTGTAACCATTCCTTTTTCAACATTGCGATTTGTAAAAGTCGAACCATACCATTCATTCTCTTACTATAAACGGAGGGCCATCCGTGAGCTAAACTATATCAGTGCAACAAAAATCGGCATAGAGTTTAAAAGCCGATTTTGGGAAAAAGCCGGTCAGCACGGCGGCAAATCTATTACTGATCTTCCGATTCGTTTTTCATATTATCCAAGCAGAAATATTGGAGCAAATGGACATGCTGTCATTCTGGCCAGCTATACATGGGCCGATGAGGCACTGATATGGGACAGTCTTTCAGAAGGAGAGCGAATCCAGTATACTTTACTGAATTTATCTGAAATCTATGGTGATATTGTGTGGTCTGAATTTGTGTCTGGCACTTCTTTTAGCTGGAGCCAGTACCCGTATTCTGCGGGAGGTTTTACAGCTTTCGAACCAGGACAAGAATTAGAGCTGTATCCCTATATTCCTGTCCCTGAGGGCAGAGTTCATTTCGCCGGAGAACACGCCTCACTCACTCATGCGTGGATGCAAGGCGCGATTGAATCTGGAATACGTGTTGCTTATGAGGTCAATCGCTTACCTTAGATCATGCTCACATCTTGTTAAAACTGGTTGATATAAAAAGAAGTGAAGAATTTATACTCCTTTGTTTAAAAGATTAATTCAAATATGGGATGTCTCAACATTCGGTTCTTTATTATCTTTATACACGTTTTGAATGCGGACCTCCCTTTTCTTCCATAATCATTAATAAATACCCAACCATAGGAAACGTTTTAATTAACCATCGGGCGAACTTTCTTTCACTGTATAACGATTCTTAATGTTGCTTTTTATCCTTTACTTGTCCTCTCTTTTTTTCATTGACTTACATTTCTTGAAAACCAGTATAAATCCTAAAGGAATTTTGTAACAAATACAGAATTGGAAAGAGAAGCGCCAAAAGAAATGCTAACTCCTTATCTCAAAGACAAAACTGCGCTTATATTAAAAGAAAGAGGTGTCTTTAGAATGGTTCATTTTAAAAACTGCCCTGATCCTTCTCTAAACGCCAATTCTCAGTCTCACCCCGAATTTTCATCCGAATTAGAACATATTAAGACAAGAATGCAAAACTTTATTAAGCACTCGGTTACAGACCAAAATATCGAAGTTACTGACGCAAGGGTGACGGCCGAAGGAGAGGTCACCTCTCTTTTAAAAGAACGTCTCGACAAGGAATATTATAGGCTTTTATCTAAAATCACCCGGGAAGTAAATGTGGCTGACTTCGGCGCTGTTCCAGATGGAAGAGACAATACTGAAGCTTTTCGAAAAGCAATCGGGAATGGCCGAGTCAAAGTACATGTTCCAGCGGGAGAATACCTCGTTCAAGGGATTAAACTTCCATCTTGGACAACAATTGTTGGACAAGGTAAAGGGATCACAGTGATTAAATTGCATGAAGACACTCCAGCGCATGAATGGGTGATTACAAATGATGATTATCAAAATGGAAATCGCAATATTTTTGTCCAAGGAATGTCATTAGACTGGAATCCAAGTAGACAATGCGGTGTGAGAAATCCAGGGGGACAGTTCTCCAGTTGTTTAACTTTTGCTAAGGTTGAATATGGGTGGATCAAAGATGTGGAAGCGATTAACGCAGGTCTTCATGGTATTGATATTACATCGCCAACGTATGACCATTTGCCTGATACCGATTGGACAAAAGACGGATCAAGATATATTTGGATCGATAACTGTGTGACATATGGTTCAGGAGACGACGGCATTACCACCCATTATAGCGAATACATCTTTATTTCAAACTGCCATTCAGGAAATCCGCGGGGAACAGAATTTGCTGAAGGTGTTTCAAACTCCAACGGAATAGAAATTGACGACGGCTCTAGGCATGTGTGGCTTTTGAATAACTTTACAAGCGGCAACATCCGCGGAGTTGAAGTAAAAGCCCATGAACTGTGGCCAGCCTCTCAAAACGTCCATATCATAGGCCATATTTCTTATCGCGATGTTCGTGCATTTGATCTTCGTCATATTGGTCACCATCAAATTACAGATCCTGAAAGCACAACAGCATACGATGTCACACTCATTGATTGTTCAGCAGTTGAACCAGTTTTCAACTCGCTTTACGATGCTGTGACCCCAAGAGCGCTGGTTATTTCGGCATATAAAAACGTTAATGTAAGCGGATTCACAGCGATTGGTGATCCAGACTATGATTATAAAGAAAACCCTGTCGTAGCCTTGCAATATCGCAGCCAAAATATAACCATTAATGGTATTAAAATTCGCGGTTTTAAAAAAGCCGGTGTTGATATTAATTTATCAGGCGGATCAAATAAAACTGATTATATTAAAATTTCAAATTTTGATATTTATAAATCTGCTCCAAAAGGAATTTCAATCGGTGGAGGCCTCTACAATGTCAATATTCTAAATGGAACGATGATTACTGACAATGGGACAGTTGCAATTCAGTCCCCCAATAATCAGGCCACAATTCTCGGTGTACAATCAGAAGGTTATAGTGTGGCAGCCTCAATCAAAGGCCAAACATACCAACAAGTTCCAATCAATTTGAAAGGAGGCATACAGCTTGCAACGACCTCTGGCTTTGCCGTTAACCAAACAAGCGCAGTTATAGCAGGTACCGGCGACATTACGGCCCGCGGAGAAAGAAATGCGGTCATTAGCTCTTCTGGAGGCTCCAGTACTGAAGGCTCTCGCGCATTAATCGCTTCTTCAAATAACGCACATATTAGAGGAAACCAAGCGTCAAGAACAATACTGTCTTCTGAAAATATTATACTTGAGGAACCATACACCGTGGCAGGAGGTCATCAATCAATAAAGTGGCTTCTTGACTCTGTTCGGGGAAACGGGACGTTTGCCGGTGCAATCAGTTCTTCTTTAGGTGGATATGGAGAGTATTTTGAGAGTTCAACTGGACAGTTAATCCATACTGGTACAATCGTGACTTTAAGAGGTGAAAAAATTGTGCCCGCGAATGTTGGAGATTATATGCTTGGCGTTATTTCAGAAACTTCAGCTTTCATTTCAGGAGCCTCCAGTTTCGTCTGGCAGGGCCGTTATTTGACAAATGAGTTCGGCGGATTTATTTATGAAACGGTGACTGATGAGGAAAGCGGTGAACTCATACGTGTTCCCAAACAAAATCCAGACTACGATACAGCGCTGGAGGCAAATTATTATTCACGGGCAGCAAGAGACGAATGGCACGTTGTAGGGTTGGTTGGCCAACATTATGTGCGTATTGACGAAACTGTCAATCAAGGAGATTATCTTACGGCACATAATGGAATAGGAACAAAAGCCACTGAAGGAAGCTGGAAAGTAATGAAAATAACCTCTGCTTACACATCAGAAAAAGGGTATGGTATCGCTCTAACCGTCATCAAATAG